CTTCTAATATAAATTTTTTAACCAAACCCTTGCTAAATCTTTTCTTTTTATATAATGATTTCAGAAATATTTTCATTTCTTTGCCATACTCTACTTCAATATTTAAAGTTTTGTTTTTGTTTTCTTTAGTTCCTATAACTTTAATCATTTTATTCTCCTTTAATTAATCCCATAGATTGTTAAAATATTTTTTGAAGAGTTTCCAACCTTCATCATATTCTTTTTCTTCTTTTTTTGTAAAATTACGTGTATCGATTAAAGCTAGTTTAAATACCTTTCTAATCTTTCTTAAAATACTTTCCCATTCTTCTATATTTTTTAAATCACAAGGATATCCATGTACATCTTTTATTAATTTATCTATCCCTTTTGAAATAACAGTTGATAAATAATAGTCAAATCCCCAAACATCTCTATCAGCGTACCCTCTTCTTCCTCTTTGCACAAATGCTTTAATATCATATAAGAAAAAATCTCCTATTTTTATAAAGAATCTATAAATAACATAATATATTTTTTGTAATTTGGCTAACACTAGATGCTCTTTTTCCCATTTTTTTTCTTCTTTAAACATATCTTTTACAGATTTATATACTTTCATATTATTTCTCCTTTTTCTTACTAATATTTTTCTTTTCTTCTTCAGATAATTCCTCTACTAATTTAACTTCTTTTGATTTCCAATCGTAAATACATGGTACTTCTATATTACTTCCTTGTATTTTTGGTTCTCTTATTTTTTTAAATGTAAATTTAGTATATGTACCATCATCACTTTCGTACACATATTTGGCTAATACTGTAGGATATTGTCCGATTTGGTCTTTAGCAAAAAATGAATCATCTTCCCTTAATTGAACAAAACAGATTAAAAAAGAATCAGTCTTCTCTGCTTTCTCTACTAATTTATCAAATAATAAATCGGTTCTTGCAAATCCTTGTTCTTTATTTGGTCTTACCCAATCATATATAGTTACAGAATTTGGTCTTAAAATTACATTATCAGGATTGCTACAACGAGCAGAGAAAAAACTACCTTCTCTTAATCCTAAATGTTCTGCGGTGCGAGCAAATCTGCCACCCTGTTTTTCTGAATATATATAATAAGGTTTTATATTTTGGTCTACTAATCTTTTAATTATATTTATCGCCAATGTAGATTTTCCATATCCAAATTTACTACCTATGATTATAATATCTCCTTTACAAAAATATGCATAGTCATTTAAATAAGGTACTTTAAAATCTACAGGGGCTCCTATATCTAGCAAAGTGTCCTTCCAATCTAAATCTTCTATTATTTTTATTTTTTTACCTACTTGAGTAATTTTTTCTTCTTTGATTAAATATTGTATAATTTTATTAAATCTTTTTTTAGATTCTCCTTTAGTCCATTCACCAGCAATAGATAATTCTAAATCAGATTTTGTTATTTCTTTAACTTCTTTTATATGTTTTAAAACTTCATGTGCTAATTCTTGTTCATCATTAAAATCATATTTTTCTAGTTCTCTACACATTGCAGAAATAGTTCTTCTATCCATTGGTTTCTCTAATAAATGAGTATTAAAAGTTTGCAAAACAAATTCTGTTTGATTAGGATTCAATTCTTGTCTTATAATACCTCCTAAACTAACAATAGAACTATTGCATGTGTTTTCTAACCCATTATTTTTTAATTGAAAATCATTAGGTTTAACTTTAAAATTACCCGTTTTAATATTTTCTTTTATAATTTCGCTATTAGTTTTTCGAGGAATTGTAATTTTATTTTTTAAATATTTTTTTAAATTATCTGACATTTTAGGAATTAGTTTTAATTCTTTAAATGTTCTTGCTGTAATACCTATTTTTGATGGTTCTATTAATATATAACCGCCGTCATTTTCTATATCAATATTAATATTAGCTATTTTTGCTTTAGTTTTAGGAAAATCTTCTTCATATTGATAAATTAAATGGGTTCCTCCTAAATTTTCTTGAATTAAAGGACTTCCCATTATATCTTTTATTTCATTATATACTATATTTAATCCTTCTATTCTTTTATCTAATAATTCTTTTTTTCTATTTACAGTCATTTTTTTAAATCTAAATTCTTTTTTTTCTTCTTTAGTTAGAATATCTATATCAATTACAGTAATATTTGAAGCTTTTCCTGTTCTGGCTCCCAAATTAAGGTCATCTTTTACCCAGCTACTCCATTGGTCTTTGTTTCTATATTCTTTAGCAGTCCAATCTTTCATTTGAGCTACAGGAATTTTACTATTAGGACTTATTGCTAACAAAGACCATTTATTTTTATCGTAGAAATCTAACAATTTATCAGTATCTTGTATATCTTTAGGAGTAATAATTTCTACATTAAAAGACTCTTTTATATATTGTAATATTTCTTCTTCAGATAAATTTACTTTATCTATTTCTACTGCTCTAATTACATCTATCAAATTATATTTTGTCTTACAATGGAAGCAATTAATTATTGAAGTATTGGGAATAATTGTAGCAGTTCTTCCCTCTCCCTCGCATAAAGGACAATTTAGCATTACTGTTTTGCCAGTTTTTTTATAATCAATATTTTTTAATTTAAAATAGTCTATAATATGTTTTAAAAGGATATTTTTATACATTTATTTGCTCCTTACTTAATAGTATCTGTGCCAAATGCCATCTTCTGCCCATTCTTATCAGTATAAATCATATGATAAAATTTCTGAACATAAATGCCAGTACCTTCACATCTTTTACAAGGTATCACTTCAAATTGAGCATTTGTTTTTGTTTGTATAATCTTTTTTAAATTAAATCCTAAACCATCGCAAAAATAACATAATTTGTTAGTATGTTGTGGAACAACTTCAAGTTTTACGTCTTTCATAATAACACCTCCATTACGCATTATGCGTTACGCACAATGTATAATATAATTATTTTTTTATTTTTTTCTTATTAATAGTTTCTATTTTAATTTTAATATATTTAAGTTTTAAAATAAAATAGATAAATGTTGTTGAAGCGATAGCTAATACAAATTCTCCTAATCCGCACATGATTCCTATACCAACTATTGTCCAAATACAAGCAGAAGTAGTTACTCCTTTTAGTTTTCGTTTATCAGATATTACTACCATACCAGCTAAAAATCCACAGCCTCCAATAATATAAGATAAAATTCTACTGAAATCAAAACTAAAGTCCATTTGTTTAGCAATAGGTAATAAAAGGAAAGGAAGTAATGTAAAAATAGTAGCTCCTAAACCTATAAGCATTATAGTCCTCATCCCTGCCGATTTATCCTGTTGTTCTCTCTCATAGCCAATAATAAAACTAAGCACAAGAGAAATTAACAATCTAACAATATAAACAATTTCTATCATTTTAACTCCTTTAAAAATTTAATTTCTTTATCTACCTTTTTTTTCAAACGTTTTAAATACTTAATTCTTTTTTTCTATGTTTTCTTAAATTTTTATATTTCAAAATTAAACTTATCATAATAGATAATCCTATAATTGAGGGAATATGTGCTATTACAATATTCCACTGTTTTAATAATATATTTCCAGCAATATACAATATGTATGCTAATGTACATACAGTAAAAAATGCAAGACTTATTCCTTTGACATTTTTGCTTCTATATGTCTTTATTAGTTGAGGTATTAATTCAACACCCCATAAAATACCAGCTACATAAATTAAAATATCTGCTATATTCATTTTATCCTCTCTATTACTATTTTTCCTTTGCGAGCTTTAATTTTAACATTACAATCTTCTATTCCTAAATAAGTTATTAATAAACTTATTACATTATAATGATTTAAGTCAAATCCAACTACTTCCCATTCCCCCCATATATCTTCAAATTCTTTTTTCCAAATTTCTTGTTTTCCTAAACATTCATCAGCTATCTTTTTAGCTTTATTTAATTTATTCATTTTAAAATCCTCCTTAATTCTCTACTTAAACAAAAATGTTTTAACAAATTTATACCGTACTCTAAATCCTTTAAATTAATGGTCTCAACTACAGAGTGCATACTTCTTAAAGGAGGAGAAATTATAACCACTCTATCACATAAATCTACTACCGAGGTAGCATTATATCCAATATTTCCCACTGAAGCCTGATACTGTACTTTTATTTTATTTTTTTTAGCTATACTACTCAAAAGTTTTACAGTATCATTATGAATATTTACCCCCCTATACATTACAACCCCTTTTCCTAACTCACATCTTCCAACTTCTTTTTCTAAAGTATCTTCTCCATAGTCTGTAGCAAAAGTTACATCAAGTCCAACATACAATTCTGGTTTTAACTCGGCTGTCAATTTTCTAGGTGGATTCCCAATTTCTTCTCTTGCTGAAAATACAAAATGCAAAGTATAATTTGGTTTCTTTTTACTTTTAATTATTTCTTTAATAGTTTCTATAAGAATAAAAACCCCTGACTTATCATCAAATCCATAACCAGATACAAACTGACCTTGATTCTTATCTTCTGAAAGACTTCTAAAAAATGGTTGATATACTATAGGGTCTCCTACTTTGACTTTTCTACCTACTCTTTTCCTACCTCTTATACCTATATCTACTTGAGCTTCGCTAATATCATCTATTTTTTCATTATCTTCATCATCTATTAAATGAGCATGTTTTCTATTAATAACAGCATTAACAATCCCTTTAGAAGTTAGAATATTTAAATGTCTAGCACTTAATATTTGTTTGCATCCACCGCCTATATATTGCATGCTAATTAAACCATTTCTATCTACATTGGTAACGATAAATCCTATAGTATCATGATGTGCTTCTAATACAATTGATTTTTTTAGTTTTCCTTCTATCGTAGCTATAACATTTTTTTGATTATCAATTCTAACTTTTGATTTGGGAAGAATTTTCAATAGTTCTTTTTTAATAAATTCGCCTATTCCGGTTTCAAAGCCAGAAGGAGAAGGAATTTCAATTAAATTTTTTAATAGCTCAATCTTATTTTTTCTCATATCAACTCTCCTAATATTTTAATTACATCATTATTTGAATCTACTAAGCGAACATATTTATCTATATCTTTAGCATCTATTGCATTGTTTTTAGCTAAAATATTTTTCCACCAATTAAACATATCTTTATAATAACTTTTATTTACAAAAATAATTGGTCTTAATTTAATTTTATTAGTCTGTACAAGAGTCAAATGTTCATAAGCTTCATCCATTGTTCCCCATCCGCCAGGCAATACTACTGTAGCTTTAGATAAATAAGTTAAAAAGAATTTACGAATAAAAAAATACCTGAATGTCATAGCTTTAGTAGTATAATTATTAGTTGTTTGTTCATGAGGTAATCTGATATTTAAACCAATACTTTTACCTTTTGCCTCATAAGCTCCTTTATTAACAGCTTCCATAGTACCTAAACCACCACCGCTTATAACTACATAACCTAATTTTGACAATCTATAACCTAAACTAAGAGCTTTTTTATATCGTAGACTTTCTACTGAACTTCTAGCACTTCCAAATACAACTATACCTTTGTCATATCTGGTAAATAATTCAAAAGCTTTAGTAAACTCTTGCTCAATTCGTTCTAAACGTGCTTTATTGTTTTTGTCCATTTTTTCTTCTACCTGTTTTATACAGTAAAGATATTAATGATATAGGAGTATAATTAATTTGTTCAACTGATACATTAGCTAAAATACAATTTTTTCTTTTACGTATCATTTTAAGTTTATTATGAATATGACCATGAATTATAAAATCATGTTTCTTTATATCTTCTGAGGTTATTTTATTAGGGTCATGAAGAAACAGTATTTTTTTATGATTATAATACCAATCAAATCGTTCACAAATAAAATCAAACCCATGAGATAAATAAAATGAATAAGATTTTCTATCGTGATTTCCTTTTACTAATATTTTTCTTCCTTTTAACTGTTTAATTATTTTAAAAATTTTACTACTTTCTCCTTTTGTAAATACTATATCTCCCAAACTAATAACAATATCTTGTTCTCTAATTGTATTATTCCATTTTTTTATCATTGTTCTATTCATCTCGTCAAGACTTCTAAATCTCCTCTTGCAATATTTGTTAATATTCCAATGATTAAAATGGTTGTCTGATATTATATATATATTAAATAATGGTCGCACAATTTACCCCTTTAACTTATTATTTTTTCTATTTTTTTATCCATTAGTCTCCTTATATTCTCTTATTTCATAATTGCCAGCCATAACACAAGTAATATATATTTCTATTTTTTTGTAATTGATATTAAAAGTTCCTGTTAAGGCTAGTTTAGTGCCATCAATAAAAGTTATTATAGTTGTAGTTCCACCAACTAATCCTCCAGTACCAATATAATTTACTTCTTGAACTTCTCCACTTTTTAATAATTGTGGTTCGCTTAGACATCCGTTTGACTGACATCCAGTAGTCAAAATTAACATTAACAAAAGGGTAAATATAAATAATTTATTCATTTTGTTCTCCTATCTTCAAAAACGGTATAAAAAATATACATAGCAATGTTAATCCGCTTGAAATTATAACATTAGCATTATATCCTATCTTATCATAAATTATACCACCCAAGAAATTTCCTCCTCTAGCTGCAAAATTATTAACCGAAGTTACCAATGCATAAAAGAAAGCTTCACTTCCAGAAGGAATAATTTTAACAAAGAAAGCAAGGAGCGTCATAAAGGTTATGCCTCCAAACGCTCCAAATAATAAATTATAGATAACCAGAAACCACTTATTTGGAATATATAAATAACACAAATTAGTTAATCCAGCAAATACTAACATAAAATATAACAGTTTTTTCATAGGAAATTTATAAGCCCATTTATAATATATCATATAACCTATCACTCCTAATACAGTACCCATTGCCCCTAAATAGCCTAAAAACATTTTATCTACGTGCATTACTTCTCGAACTCTAATCATCAATGCAGTTCCAAATGAAGGGCAAAAATTTAAACAAGCTATAAACAACAACCCAATCAATAATCTTTTACTTTTTAATTTATTAAAATTATTTTTCAATATCTTAATAGGATTAACTTTCTTCAACGTCTTTACAGTTTCTTCTTTAAAATATTTAATAAGATAAAATAACATTCCCAATGGTATAATACCTGCTAATCCATAAGCTACTCTATAATTAACATGTTCTGGAAAAACTTTTGCAACCCAAGCTCCTACTATTGCTACAACTAATCCGGCTAATCCTAATGCTGTCCATTGAATACTTTGTACTCTACCTTCTATTCCTAATTTCTTTTCTGTAATTACCATATGCCTATCTGTACTTACATCTGCAAATGCAATACAAATATTAATTATAATTCCAGTAATTATCAGTGTTACTAAATTTAATCCAAAAGTTATAATAAATATATAACTAAGTAACAATAATAAATAACTCCCAATTAAATAGTAAGTTGTTCTCTTTCCTCGAATAGGGACATTATCTACAAAATAAGCAAATGCAATTTTCAAATACCAAGCAATTCCTACTACCCAACCAATTAAGCCAATCATAGTAGCAGATAAACCCCAATGCTCTCTCGTAAGGTAATACAGGCACTGCTGTGGCAAGCTAGAGATTCCCTGTGAGGCGTACTGACCTGCACACAAAAGTACTATTAATAAGGGTATTTTTTTATTTTTCATTTCTATCCTCATCTAATTCTTCTTCGATAACATAACCCCTCTCTACTATCCTATCGTGAGTTTCTTTAGATACTTCTTTTCCACCTATACCATAAGTAAATGCACTTCTTAAATCTTCGTAACAAGGTAAACATACATACTCATTTACCAATAATTTTTCCTTTTTACAAACTTTGCATTTTCCTTTCATATTAATAATCCTGTATTTTCGTAGATATTGCCGATTATTTCTGCTAATTTTTCAGGGTAAAGGGTTCCCATTCTATAGCCAAAAAAATCTGCATATTCTATTGTATAGTTTTCATAAATAGGTTTATTATCAAAAGTCATTTTAACTCTAACAATATCCCCTTCATATATCTCTTTCCCATTCTTGCCCTTAAGACCAGTATATTCTTGAGATTCTTTTTTGACGTAATCTGCTAATAAACAAGTAGGAAAACTATCAGTTATACCCCAATAGAAAAATTGTTTTGTTTCTATATCCCAAATTCTGTATTTTTTCTCTTTCATCCTCTCCTCCATTTTCTATCGAGAATAGTAATCCCATTCATATGGTCTACCTCATGGGCTATACAAACTGCTATAATCCCTTTATATCTTTCTTGTTTACCGTTATTAACAATATCAATTGTAGCGTATCTTTTAGTATCTAACTGTAAATTAGGAAAACTTAAACAACCTTCTTTTATCATTCTAAATTTATCTATTCTATGTATTATAACAGTGTTAATTAAATCTAATCTTAATTCTTTAATTCTAATTATACCTACTCTTTTTGCTACTCCAATTTGGATAGCAGATAATCCTATACCTCTTTTAGTATCAAGACTATCTTCTAAATCTTTAATAATACCTTTAGCTTCTTTATAAGAAACTTCTTCACTTATTACTTTCAAAGCTTTTATATTTGTTACTATTTCTTTTTTCATAATATTAATCTTTTTATATAAACCAAATCCAACCCAATAATATTATTTGTGCTATCATTAAAACCCAAAATCCTATCTTAGTTATTTTTTCTAAAAATGAAACGAATTTATTCTTTAACTTTTTTTCCAATAAAAATAACCAAACATACCCACCATCCAATGCTGGTATAGGAGCAATATTAGTTATAAAAGCAGCTAAACTCATAAAACTTAATTGTAATAAAAATAAATTAGGTCTTACTGCACTTATCAATAAATATATACCATAATGATTTTTAGTAATAAGATACTTCATTAATAAAAAGTCAGTTTGCAGTCCTATACTAATTGATTTAAAATTAATCCAATAACATATAAAAGCAGTTAATAAATTAACAGTTACTCCAGCTAAAACTATTACTAATTTTTTTGAGTATCTTTGAGTCAGCCATCCTGTTTTTACCTTACCTTTTTCTCCTTCTAATCTACAGTATCCGCCTAAAGGAATCATACTTAAACGAAAATCTATCCCCCATAATTTTTTATGTAATAAGACTTTACCAAATCCTACGCTAAAAGCTTCTACTTTTACTCCACATAAAAGAGCCGCTACCATATGCCCTAATTCATGGGATACTATGATAATTAATAATGATACAAACATATACAATATTCCTAACATTTATTCACCTTTTTTCACTATTGTAATTTTTCCATTCCAGTTAAACAAAATAAAATAATTAACAATCCTAATATTTTTTTCATATTAATCATCATTATAGTAACCTCAAGTCTTTTAAAAATAATTTCACACTTAGTCCATCAATTGCCAAACCGTGTGCTACATCTACTTGACCCCAACCAAAACCATTAATAGCAAATATGACTCCTATTAATTCTCCGTCTTTATTACATACTGCAGAACCAGAATTACCATATAACGTTGGTATTTGAATAATATCGTAAAGTCTGTCATACCCTGCAAAAACCCCTTCTCCATAAACATACTTTCTACCAAGATGATGCCCTACTAAATAAACAGAGTCTTGAGGAGAACCAAATGAAAATCCTTTTACAGCTTGTTTTCCTTTCAAGGTTCCTTCAATTTTAATAACAGCCAAATCTACTAAATTACTTTTATGAAAAGCAACAAGTTCAGCTTCTTTTGTTTGTAATCCTTCTTCTACAAAAAGAGTTACTCTATCTCCTTTATCCCTTCCAGCTACATGAGCATTTGTTAAAATATAAGTATAATCTTTATCTATTTTAATAATTGAACCTGTACCACCCCACACTTGACCTATTGTAATAGAATCATCTTCTTCTTTTTTTTCAGAAACTTCTCCTGTAATATAAACAGTAATAGATTTAAGATATTTATAAGATGGTTTTACAGGTTTTACAATATTTGAAGTTACAATCTTCTTTGTTTTTACATCTATTTTTAAATTTGAAAAGGTATCAAAAACAAATAATCCTCCTACAAAAATAAAAGTAACCGAAGCAACTATCAAAATTGTCGAATAAAATTTACGCATGTTACTTTTCCTCCTTATTTAATTACCGCTTCAACAATACCTTTTTTAACACAATCTTCTGCATATAGCCATAATTCTTCATTTCTAGCTTTAGTCAAATCTACTACAGATAACTTAGTTTGTTCAGCTAAATAAGCAAAACTTCTTTTCTGTAACTCTTTACTAAAGTCAGCTCTTGATAAAAATTTAGTAACATAATCATAATTAGCAGTTGCCATATCGTGAGCCATCCATACGCTATGTTTAGTTATAAGTCTTGCTTTTCCAGTAACAGAAATTAATCCTGCCATACTACAAGCTTTTCCCATAATTAAAGTAACTATAGGCGACCTACATCCTCTCATAGTATCTATAATTGCAAATCCGTCTTGAACGCTTCCACCTCCAGAATTAATTAATATTGTAATTGGTTTATGAGATAATTTGTCTAAAATTAAAAGTTCTTTAATTACTCTACTTGCCATTTGTTCATCAATAGTACCAAAAATCATAATTTGTCTTGACTGTAATATTAATTGGTCTGGTTCTATTTTAGCACGTGAACTTCTTTCTTTTTTTGATAATTTTTTAGTTAATTTTTTCTTAACTTTTTTAGACATATTTCTCCTTATTTATTTTCTACTAATCCCAAAATAGTATTATAAACTTCTGTAAAAATATCTTTTACATTCTTAGGTTCTATATGTCCTTGAAGCCCTATCATAACTCTTGATGTTGCATGAGCTACTGCTTCTCTTTTAATAAGTTCATCTTTTGAAGTAACAGCTACTTTCGCCGGATTCTTTTGGTTACAAGTGTAACACTTCTTATATCTATCGTCTTTTAAAGGTTTTCCACATTCTTCGCAAACAAATTTTAATTCAGGTTGAACTCCTTGAGGAGGAGATTCTTTAGGAGTAGTTTGTTGACTTTCTCCTTTTCCTTTTGTAATATATGTAATAGTAGATTTTCCACCGCTTCTATCGTATTTAATTGTTACTTCATCACCATTAGAAATATTATCTTTTACAAAATTAACTACAGGGTCAGCTAAAAAATACCATGTAGCGTCATTTTCGTTGGTCCCTATCTTTAACATTTTACCAGTTCTCATTATTGCGATAACTTTCATTTTACTTTTCCTCCTTAATTTTAGTAGTTTATTAATTGGTATATATCTCTCCATACTTTATTAAAATATGAAATGTATCCTTTTTTACTATTAAATTCTCCTTTCTTTATTTCATCAAGAGTTATTCTTAATCCATTTATTGTAATTATGGTATTATTTATGTTATAAGAAATATTTCTTTTTTTTAACCAGTTTAAAACTTTCATTTCTTTTCTCCTCTTTTTGCAGCTTTTTTCTTGGCTAATTTTTTCTTTTTTCTTTCATAATACTTAACACTTTTTTCATAAGGTTCAGTACCATTATTATAAATACTCATAAATCTATCTCTTATATTATCAAATGGTATTTCTTCTACATTAATATCTTTCTCTTGCAAATTATTAAGACTTTCTCTAATAGGTATCTCTACAAATTCTGGTAACTCTAATAAATTAATTACTTTCTCTCTATTATCAAAATCTTTAGTTGATAAAATAGGATTAACCAAATTATCTGCTACTTCTTTTCGTACTTTTGATGATATTAATTTATAAACATTAAAATTTTCAGGTTTGATTTTATATCTATGGGATTTAAAATGAGGGCTAAATATTTTAACATTTGGATAATACCACATTTGTTCCATATCAGAATCAGAAGTTATTAAAATTACTTCATTATCTTTATAATATTTACACCCAACCGCCATAATATCATCTGCTTCTAAATGTTCGATTTTTATAAAATGCCAATTAGTTGCAATGTTTATTTTTTCTACTAATTCATCAAATTCTTTATATTTTTCTTTTGGTAAATGTTTTCTTCCTTCTTTATATTGTGGCTCATAATCTTTTCTCCAACTACTTAAAAAATCCATAGCTATTATTATTTTATCATCAGGGTCAATTCCTATTTTTTTTAAATTGCTTATAACCATATTTAAACAATTATGAGGGGCATATAATTTAGGATTAGTTACAGAAGCCCAGCCAGCGGTGTGTATAAAAAATCCCCAATCTATAAAAACTACTTTATTCTTCATATTTTAATCCTCAAGTTTTCAAAATCTTTTTTCATTAATACTTTTATATTTTCATTTGGATATAATTTTCTAAATAATTTAAATCTCTTTTTACTTTCTTCTCTCCAATAACCTTTTATTTCTATATATTTATCCATTTCTGGTAAATAAAAATCGGGGCAATAGGTACAATCTTTAAAATAAAATCGTTTTGACTCGTATGACCATTTTATATTATTGTTATCTAAATATTTGGCATATGCGGTTTCCCAACTACTTCTCATACAAATACCTCTATAATAAATACGTTTACCATGAGGAGTTATTTTACCATACATAGGATTATTTTTACCTTCATGAGCTTTAGATTGTTTTATTTTGGTCTCTTTTGTATGTCGCCTTCCTATATTTAATTTGATAAATATTTTATTATAGCATTTGTTGCATTTGTTGCATTTTTGAGAACGATAATTAATCTCTTTTCCGCATTGGCAATAATTTGGAAACATGGTTTTTCCATGTTTAAAATTTATATTTTTTTTACCTTTCATTCTAATTTTCATTTTTTTAATAATTTTAAAATTGCATTTTTTGCCTTTTTGAACACAAGACCTGCATTTATGACTCCCATATAAAGCTGATTGATAACTAATTTTATTATCACAATCAATGCAATAATATTGTTTGATAGATATTCTATTTTCTTTATTCATTATCTTCTGGAAAATAACAATTTTCCAATTTATTGTCTCTACTGTAATGATAATACACTCCATCTACAACTATATAACTTTCTCCTTCATAAATTGCATCACGGCAATAACCACAAAAAGCAATTATGGTTTTTTCAAATCTGTCGCTACACATTTTTCCCCCTTTCCTCATTATAAGTATCTCTGTCTCCTCCCTTTAATTTAATATCCCTCTCCCATACAATATAAGCTAATACAAAAATCTCCAACAAATCTTTTTGAGATACATCTTTAAAATCTATTGTTTTGAACTCTTTTAATAAAACATAAATAGTATCTAATTCCAATGAGCCTTCAAATGCTAAATCATCAAGGTCTGCTCCAATATAATATCCTATTTCTTTTCTAAATTTATTAAAATATTTGCTTTTAACCCTTACTGTAGTATTAATAGATTCTGGGGAACCTTCTCTTGTTAAATGAAATCCCCTTTTTAACCATAAAATAAACATATAGCATGAAATTTTTAAAAGGTCTCTTTCTCTTGCGAGATTAGAATATCTTTTAACATATTTAGCTATTGTTCCAAATAACCAATTTTTACCAAAGTCATCGAATAAGACATCTGTAGCTTCTTTAGTTTCTGTTTGAGCGTATTTCTGTCCGCCATATTGAAATTGATTTTCGATTAATTCAAAAAACTGTTCCAAATTATTCATTCTTTAATCTCCTGTTGTTTTAATTTATAAGAAGCTTTTATACTTTTTAATAAGTCATTTACTTCTTTTTTTCTCAGTTGGAACAAAAAGTTATAAACTTTTTTACAGTTCTCACATATTTCTTTGACTTCAAGTTTCTGGTCTTTTTTGTAGTTATCTTGAGCGTACTCATAATAGTCTCTATATTCTTTAAAATTTAACACCTCTTCTATAGTTTCCTTAGATACTATCATAAATTTCTTACAGCCAATTTTAATTAAATTCCCACATACATCGCAAAAAGATGATTGCATATCACTCCTTATATTTTATATTTTTCTTGTATATATTTGATACAGTCTTCTGTTTTATAGAAAGTTATTAATTTTCCATTGTTTGCAATTTGGTTTCCAAATAATAAAGAGGAATTAGTTTCTGTTTTTGGACAGTCAGGTAAAATTAAATAAATAGGAATTCTAAATAAAAATGCAAATACCACTTCAAAAATAGTTCCTACTGTTTTTACAGCTTTAGGCATATATACAATAATAAAATCACTCCTTACTACCGCTTCACTGTCTCCCCAATATTTAATGTCCTCATGACGATTTCCGTCAATATGTTTTCTCATACGAAGAGCTGTCAATAAATCAATTAAATCTGTATTTTCTCCTATCTGTCCATACCAAATTTTCCACATTTCAGTAAAAAATAAATTCCATTTACCAGCTCTCTTTAATCCTTTGATATATTCAATTTGTTGTCCAGATTGTTTGCCAACTTTTGAACTTTCTTGTGTTACAGGGTCATAAATTAATAAATCAGGGCTTTCAAGCTTTTCGGTAATTTGGTCTCTCCAAGATTTCATTTCAGCTTCTGTGACGTGTTCGATAGCCCCAGCAAGGTATGTAGTATATTTAATTCTGTCATTCATAATTTTACTCCTTTAGCTAAAATAATTAACATTAGAAATATACTTATAAATGAAATTCCATAAAACAATAGTAATTTTCTTATTTTAGACATGATTATTCCACATCACCGTTTTGAGAACATTTCAAGTCCTCATATTTGGCTATTCTATTATCATAATGTTCAAGAACTATCATTAAAACATATGCATCTAACTTTAATTTTCGTTTAATTTCTTTATAACATCTAACTAAACAACCTGTCATATCGTTATATCGTTGATAATTAGGTTTTTCTCCTAAAAATCTTTCAACAAAATTAAAAATAACACCGGCTCCCAATAAACTTTCTGTTACAGTAAATTTATTGTGCTTTACATAATAAAAAATCTGATAATTCAATTCTCCAGCGGTTTGAGCTTCTTTACCTTTTCGCAATTCAGCTCGCCTACCGTCATATGTATTAATATATGGCATTGTTATTTCCTCCTGCTTACTTTATCTCTAGTAATTTGCTTTCTAATACTGTTAAAATATCTTGAAATTTAGGTCTATCATTTTGTTCGATATATGGCATAGTTGTTTTCTCCTTTTATTTTAAATTATTTAATATTTTATAAGCTTTATTTAAATGCAATTTACGATTTCTTCCCCAATCATATAATCTATAGGTTTGGCAACTATGACACATATTACAAAAAGAACATTGAAAATTAGGACTTATAATTTCTATTATGGTTCCTTTTAATAAGCAATGAACTATACCTCCTTTAATATAAAAAATATCTCCTTTTTTTGCTATTATTTTATTCAAATACTTGTTTGGAAGTACTTTTTCTTTACAATCTGCTATAAAATCAGGAAGTACTTTTTTATCATTAAATCCTAAATATAATTCGCCTTCAGTTTCAAAATAATAAATTTCATGATAATCTAAAGGATGTACATGAATAGAAAGAGGAGAAAAAACTTGCAAAACTTCTATTTTCATTTTACTTCCTTTAAAACATTTAATCATATCTGATTTAATTCCCCAAGGTCTGAATTCTTTAATAAATTTAATTTTCATCATTTTTCTATTCTAAATTTTCCAGAAACATCTTTATTATCATAATTTTCTCGTTTAATCATTACTTCAATGTGCCCTACAACTTTATCATTTTGGTCTATTACTTCAGCTGGTTGAGTTAAATAAGGAGTATTATAACAATCTCCAGATTTAATAATCTGAGCAACTTCGTAAGAAGTATTTACTCTACGTTTATATTCATCTTTAATATCCTCAAATACCCCGCCAATACCATACATTTGTGGTAATCTATTAAAGTAATAATTTGCTCTTGTTAAAGCCTCTACTGTATAAGCATAAATGAAATATCTCAATTCACTTTTTTGCTTGTCTTGTTCAACTAATCTCTTAGGTACTTCTTGAATCAAACGAGTAATAGCGTAGTTCAATTCTCCCAAAAAAGCCCCCTCATAATTATATTTTTTAGCTACTCTATGGTAAATAGTTGAAGCTAATTTTTCTATAGGAGTTGACCATTTAGTTATTACTTCTTGTTCATAATTTAATAATAAAGTTCCTATTTCTATAAATGTCGCAGTATATGCCAAAAGTATATCTCGATTTGTATTAATATCTTTTGCTATAATATTTGAAAATTCAACTACTTTTTCATCAATCAAAATTCTATCCTGACTTTTTCCATCTGTTTTAACACTTGGTACGTATGGCATAATATTATTCTCCTTCTGTTTTAATCTCTAGTAATTTGCTTTCTAATACTGTTAAAATATCTTGAAATTTAGGTCTTATCATTATTTCCTCCATTTCCATTAGTATTTTTGATTTCTTCTAAATCATCTGTTAATTTTTGTAATTCATCTAAAGCCAATTGACCTAATCTTTCTCTTTGTTTCTTATCTTTCTCATCTCTCAATATAGGCACAATCCTAGAAAGGCGTTTTAAATCATCAATAAGTTTATGCATATCATATGAAGTTATCATTTTATTCCTTATCCTTCGCCTTTAATTAAAATCTAAATTTATAATAAACTATGATACGATTTGAAGCATCAAATCCTTTCCCTGCACCAATTCCTAAACCAGAATTATCTGTTATTTGATAAGAGGTTCCCAAATAAACTCCTCTATTAGTTAAGAAAGCATCGAGTTTCCATTTCCAATATTTAATAAAAGACACTCCAGCTCCACCTTCGAATCCACTATTATCTCCACCTGCTCCATATCCAGCTATTCCTATAGGTTCTAAAATAAATCCAATAGGTTTAAGTGCTTTAGCAAGTAAAGGGAAATCTTTAGCTTTAATATTTTTAATTATATTGCCTTTACTGTCCATAACATATAAATCTTGGCTGTTTTTTGGTTTTACAAGAAAATGACCGTTAAGTTTCATTTTAAATTCTCTTGTATATTCTAAATTAATTTTAATAGGAGTATTGGCTTTACCTTTAAAATAACCATATCCGAATATACAACTTAAAATTATACTATATACAACTAATTTCCTAACATTAAATAACCCTACAATATCTTTAGCCCAACCTACAGGGTTCGATAATCCTTTAAAACCAGAAAAGAATTTTTTCCAAGTAAAGGCTTCTGTTCCATCTACTTTATAAGTATTTCCTATATTACAATTAAAACCTGTAATATCTTTAGTAGTTTTCTTAGCTCTATTTATAATAAACTTTCTAATATAAGTAAAAGCTACAACTGCTAAAAGCGTTGTAAATAAACCTACTATAAATTGTATCATTATTCATACCTCCATATATCACTATATTCTTCACGAAGTTCTTTTATCTCTTGTATTATAGTTTTTTTACTAGCAAAGAAAATAAACCAAACAAATAACAAACTTAAAAATAATTGAAAAAGAGTTATAAGTATTCTTACAGGAATAGTTAATATATATCCAATTAATTTAATCATCTTTTTCTCCTATAATACAGCTGTGCTATTTTTACTATTATCATTTCTATAATATTATATAATTTTTTATAAATAAATTTAATCCCCAACCAAGGCAAACACAGCACGTATAATATACAAAAAACTTCTAATTTCATGACATTCCCAATACAGTAGTCTTACGAAAAGAAGAACCGCTTTCTCTTTCTTTACCTGCTTCTTTTAATTTATAATTTTTTAAAAAACTTTCTTGAGTAGAATAATTATCGCAGAAAAACTTTTTACATTTAGGTCGTTTGACTTCTGGTAAAGTAAGATAGACCTCTTTTGCTTTAAGACTATTGTGATATAAACGATTATATTGGGAGGTTAATTTATTGAGTTTATTTAGGTAGGTTCTTGTAGTTCTGGCGTGAGCCCTACTTCTCAAACTTTTCTTTTTTTTCTTACTTATTAAAGATGTTTTGTTATTATCTCTCAAAATATCTCCTTACTTTACCTAGACTTTTCCTTACTAATTAGAGTATAACATATTGCTATGTCACCTGTCAAGAGTAGGGTAAATATTTAACCCTATCAGTATCAAGGACTTATAAACTTATTTAATTTTGTTATTATATACCTCTTTTATTAGGGTAATATCTGTCTGCAAATACCTCATTGTAGTTTGTATATTACTGTGCCCCAACAACTTAGAAACAATTGTTACATCAACTCCTTTCCTAAGTAAATGAGTCGCAAACGAGTGTCTCAACAAATGAGGTCTTAATTTAATATCCATAAAATAGGGCTTTAAGGTCTTAAAAATGTCTGATATAGCATATTTGCCCACATTAAAGGCGTTTTCTACCTCTCCCTCGGAGTTAAAATACTCTAATAAAATCCTTCTAATTCGTTTAGGAAACACCGCTAAACGCTCTTTTTTGGTCTTTTTTTCATAAACCTTTACCATACAAGACTTTATGTCAATATCCTTTCTTTTAATAGGAGCCAACTCGCTTTGTCTAACCCCTGTATAAAACATAAAATAAAGTAAAGCCTTTACTCTCAATGGTTTAGAGAAAATATCCTCTAACATTGGTATAATATTACCCTCAAAATATTCTTCGGTTATACTATCCGGTAATTTATGAATACATCTGCTAAGTTTAGGCATTTCTATATCTAACTCTTTGAAGCGAATATAAGCCTTAATCGCCTTAATATTCAGATTGACATATTCGGTAGAGTAACGCTGTTTAAGGCTCAGAATATGGTTATAGAGTAGTTCTTTGGTCGGTGTTTTAATATGGGTCAGTAGGCGGTTCACAATCCCCACATATACCGAGCTGGAATGTCCATTTGCCTTGAGGTAGTCAGAAAAATTAATGTTTCTCATTTCTAAGTTCTCCTTTATATTGCTAAAGAGAGTAGAACACTCTTGTAAGAGAGGGTTCTATGAACGTAGTGAATATATCTATATATACGTAGTATAGTATATTGTTATTATCTTATAAGTATATACAATATATTATATATTATTAATATTATATATATTATATATTAAAGTGCTAAATTCTTGAATTGTTTTAATTACTTTATATTCAAAACCTAATTTTTCACTTAATTGTTTAAATTGTTTTTGATTTTTATTTAATACTGTTTTTCTCTTTAATTCGATAAATACTGTTTTTCCTTTGGGTAAAAAAATAATGTAATCTGAATATCCAGCTTTACCTATTTGATATAATTTATCTTGAAAATTAAAAAGCCCATTAGCCACTCTTAAAAATGTTAATTTTTCTTTTTTTTCTAAATACCATAAAACAGTTCTAACTTTTTGTTGTAAATCTTTTTCTGTTAATTGGTCATTTAATTGGTTAAACAATAATTTTTTTTCATAATCATTTAAGTTTAATAAGTTTTTAGCACAGTCTAAATGAAATCTTTTCCAAGTATGAAAATCTTTTCCTTCTATTTTATCTACTTTACACCTACCAAAATAATAATTTTTATATGTAATTGCTTTTTTACATTTTTCACATATCCATTCTTTTTTTGATAATATTAAATATGTGCCTGTTATATAATTCATAATCCTAACTCCTTTTTAAATTCCTTTAACTTTGGTAATGTTGTTTTTTGATATTCTTTTGAATATTCTTTTATTAGCTCCAAATATAATCGGTCAAGGAAAGTTAATTTTTTTTCATTTAATTTATTATGAAATGTTTTATAGTCTATTTTCTCAAATTCTATTATTTCTTTTTCAGTTTCCCCACTTAACCATTTATAGAATATTTTTCTTTTAACTTCATATACTTCTGGTTCTATTTTAGATAAAACCCGTCTAAAATCAAAAGTATGTGTAAATTGAAAATAATTAGTGCTTAACCAATCAAGAAAATCTAAAGAAAATAGATAATGCCTTAAAGATTGTATGTATTCGCACTCATTTTCATAATGTTGTTTTTTTAAATAAAGACCAGTTATTTCATCAGCAATAGATATTAAACCACAATAATCTTTACCCATTTTAGCTTTTAAATTATGTTCTACTTTTGTTAGTAAATCTTGAAACTGTCTATTTCTCATTATGCTCCTTTAGTTACAAAAACTTCCCCTATAAAATAATTTTTACCTATTCTTCTATATTTATCTTTGTATCTTAATGCTTCTTTTTTGGTCTTATATAAACCACCAGAATAATGTAATAGTTTATCACCATAACGATACTTATATAAATTAATATACCCTACAAATTTTTTATCATTTTCTGATATGACTGTTTTTTGCATATTGTTTGCTCCTTTATTTATCAAACCTGATTGTTTTCCCCACAGGGAAGCGAGGGATGCCGTCCTTACTCAAATTTTGATATTTTATTGTCAACGACTTGCCAAGATATTCCTTTGGATTTTCAAAAAGATATTTTAACAAACTCTGCTTGCCTTCCATTTTAGCCTTTATAGTTCCTTTAGTAGTTCCAAATTTAAAAGTCTTATTTCCTAAGTCTTTTAATACCCTATTAGGCTCTATTTCACACACAAATGCCCCAATATGTCCGGCTAATATACCCTTGCCTTCTTCTGCTCCCACAATAATAAATTCATCATCTACAAATTCTTTATACTTTAATAAGTTATAACTCCTTTTTTGTTCATAAGGCATAAACTCATTTCTAAACATAATACCTTCATAACCTTCTTCAATATAATCTTTATATATTTTCATAGCTTCTTCAAAATTATTAACTTCTAATGTATGAACTTTAATTATATTATGGCAAAGAGTGCAATCAAATAAGGAAAATCTTTTATCAAATGTTTCTTTTTCTTTTAATTCTCCAATACGAGGGCAGTCATAAATATGATATTGTATTTTTTTAGTTGCTTCTTGATTTATTTTCTTACTTGCTCTTATAGCTCCTGTAAAACTATTAAAATCCTCATTGTGTATATATAGTTCACCATCAAAAATATCTCCTTCTTTCATAACTAAATCTAATTCATTAGCTATATGCTCCATTGTAATAATTTCTTTACCAGACCTAAACCAAAGTTTAACTCCTTTATCATTTTTCGTGCTAATACAGCGTAAACCGTCGAGCTTCGGTTGTACATAACAAGGATATTTTAAATGTCTTTCAGCGTGTTTATTAAAAGACTGTGCTAACATTGGTAAATAACCACCCCTGTTTGCTATCTTAGTTTTTGTATTACATTCTGCAACAGTTAAATGATAATCCTTATTATGCTTATACTCCCATTTAGATTTAGCCTCGGCTTCTGCTTGCTGAGCCGGCGTAGTCTCATTACTTCTACCTATGTTTTTACCTTCTTTAATGGTCTGTTCATACCGTTGTTTTTTACCGTCAACTTGACCTTGGATAACAATAAGTTTATTGTCCTCAGTAGAGATATCCCATTCTTGAATTTTGCCAGAAGAAGTTAATTTATATAATTTTGGTAATTTCATTTTGAACTCCTTGCTTTCTTTCCCATTGTCCTTTTCCTATTGATATACAATATTTTTTAAGATATGTATATAATGTAGTTTCTGATATTCCATATCTTTTTATATTAAATTTTATATCATATTTTCCAAAAAGCTCTTGCATTTTAGTCCATATCTCAACAAGATTAAATATTTCTGGCATATAATCTAAGGCAATTTTAAAGTTCTTATCGTGCTTTGTTTTCATTTAAAATCCCCAAATTATTTTATAAAATAAAGATGTAGTTATAAGCCCACTCCCTGCCCCTAGAAAACACCCAACTATAAAGGCATGAGAAGGGATTAATAATATTCCAATTAGAATTAAACTTATTCCACCCAAAATACATTTCCAAAATAAAATATTTAATCCTTTCATTTTAAGCTCCTTCAGTATTTATCTTTTTTGCTTCTATTTTCTGAGACAGTCAATGCTTGCAAATTACTATAATTAAAACATTTAATTTGCTCTTCTGGTTTACTTAAATCAAAACGGCAACAAGGTTTGATATGGTCAATTTCCCAAACTTTACCATAATTCTTCCAATTCATATTTTCTGTAAAAGTTTTTTCTAAGTGTTTTTTTAATTCTGATATTGTACAGCCTAATAATTGTAATGTTGATTTTGATTTTGTTTTTTGTTTTAATGCTCCGCATAAACGACTTCTTAAATTAGACCTCATTTTATAATTTATATCGGTTTTTCGTTTAAATATATGATATAGATTTTTATTTTTACATTTTCCATGTTTAAAATTTGGATTGTTTTTTCCTTTGCGTATCATTCCCAAACATTTTCTACATAATTTAGCATAATAATTACCTAATTGTTTATCGCAATTTTGACAAATAGGAAATTCACAGCATTTCCCATGCCTAAAACCATTTGAAAACTGTCTTTTTTTTCCTTTCATAGTTTTACTTTGTCTTTGTTTGCTTTTTTCACTTCGTTTATGTCCTATTAAAGATAAACTAATCTTTTGTCTAGTTTCTTGGGTATGATGTCTTTTATTCATTTTTTAATTCCTTTAATAGATCGATACCTTTTTCAGTAATTACTCTACCTCTTGGAGTTCTAGCTATAAATTCTTTTCTTACTAAAAATGGTTCAATAAAATATTGATAAGTTAAATTATCTGTATTTAAAATTTGTGTTAAAGTAGTAGCCCCTACAGGAGTAGTTTGTTTAGCTAAATATATTAATAACAATATATCTTTTTCAGTTATACCATTTTTATGAATTTTAAGGTTTTCCATTTTTTGAATAGCAATTTCTTTATCTATTTTGGTAATCTTTTTATATTTAGCATAATAATAAATATTATCTAATAATCCTAATGATAGTCTTGGAGTTTGTTTACTTCTTGAAGCAATTTCTAATAAAGCCTCCGGCGTAAATTCTAAATCCCTTTTCTTTGCTTGGTTGTTTATAATAGTTGCCAATTCTTCATCTATATAAGGTCTTAAAATAAATTGTTGTTTACATCTATCTACTAATGGGCTTAATTTTTTAGTAAGAAAACCCAAATCAGTAGTAGCCCCCGCCAATGTAAAATAAGGAATTGGTTTATTTGCTACTTTGAATAACTGCACAGCAGGTAATAATAATTCTCCTATTTCTTTTTTCAATCCATGAATTTCGTCAATAAAAATTATAGAATAGGGTGGTTCTTTTTTTAATTGGCTAAATAATTTATAAATATCATCTGGCTTTTCCAAATTACCTGCAACAGTTTCTATTAAATGCAATCCGCTTTCTTTTTCAAGTAAGTGAATAAGAGCAGATTTACCATAACCTGCATTGCCACTTATAAGAATATGCGGATAAGGAATTGTATTATCATTTTTGATAGCTTGTAAAGTTTCTTTTATTGTATCTTTTACAGCCTCTTGCCCTATATATTCTTTCCAACATTTCGGCTCAGTATCCAATTTGTTGTCTTTTCTATCTACAAAAAAATCATATTTTTCTAAATTTTCGTGAGGGCTTATAATTTCAACCTTCAAAGGCTTTTCTTCTTCTCCAAAATTTCTAATTTCTTCCTCGGTAGGGGCATTTCCAAATTCTATATCACTACCCCTTAAAGGGTCAAAAACATAAACTACACTTTTATAAGCTAAAACTACCACCACTATAAATATAAGAATTATTAATAATATACTAGCCATTATTTATCCTCTTTATACTTTTTTAAAAAGTCCGTCAAATCTTTTTTCGCTTTTTGCAATTTAGCATACTCTTTCATAATCTCTTTGATTTTCCTTTTCACATATAGAAGATACTCATAAAAGAGCCATAACAAAACTACCAAACTAAATAAACAACCCCATATATTCATAGTCTAAACCTCTTTTTACTATGTTTATATTCTAAATACCAAATTAAAATAACAAGTATAATTATAAGCAATATTCTTTCTAACATTTAACTTCTTTATTTTCTAAATTCGATAGCAGACTCTATACAATAATTATTATTAATATTTCCTGTTCTTAACTGCTTCTCAACTGTACTTTGAGCCAAATACAAAGATGAATGTCTTGATATTAACTTACCCTCGCACCAAATTTTATGTACAATTCGTTTTATTTTTCTCATAATGTAAATATAAGCTGAAAACTCCCACTAATAACACCAGTAGCAAAACCTATTGCAATCAAAATTACTACGACAAAACACAATGCTCTCCAAAATGTATTCATTTTAATCTCCTTTTCTTTTTAATAATATCAATATGCTTTTGCAATTGTACAATAGAATATTTAGCCAAGTTTATATTCAATGCCTTATATTCAGGCTGTAATTTAACAATAAGCTCTATAAGTTTAGCCTTTTCCGGCTCAATATATTTCAACTGCTCCCTTAACTTATCACTATTTTTAGTTCCTTTAGGGCGACCCCTACCTCTTTTTTTCATTTTCTTTCCTCAAATTTATGACCTCTAAAACATCCTTCACAACCTGTCTCATTATCACGCCACCTTTTACAATTATTACAACTTACTACAGTTTTCCCACAGCTAGGGCAATGAGTTTTTACAAATTTAGTATCAAATACATTACCACATTCACTACACCATTCCTCTGATTTTCTTTTCATTGTTGTGTCGCCTATAATAATTTTATTCATATAGCCCTCCTTAAAATTTTATCCACTCTCTTTTTCCAGTTTCTTTATCTAATATAACAGCCCTCTTAATATCTTTCTGTTCTAATATAAACTGGTCACACTCTGCCCTAGTTTTAAAGTTCTTTCCAAAATGCTCTCCAGATTTGAACATTATCGCAATTCTAAACATAATTTTTCCTATAATTTTTATTCAATATATTCTTTAATACTAGCTATCCAATCTATAGATAATGTTGTGATTTCTTTCTTGATTGTTAAAAGAGTAACAAATGTTCTAGTTTTCTTATCTTTTATATCCACTATATCAATTACTCTCCCTATTATAGTGTTTACTTGACTAGTTATTTCATTATATATATGTATAATAACTATTTTACCCGAATATTCCTCGATTTCTGATTTATCATAAGCCCAACCATTAACAGAAAGTAAAAGTAAACAAATCATTAACATAATCATTTTTTTAAACATCTATTCCTCCCTTTTTAACACAATAGCCCTTATTTCTTTAGTTCTCGGCACTCCATACTTCCCTTTAATCCAATTATCAAAGTCCTCTCTTAACTCCTTCTCCTTCTTAGGATTATTAGGATATAGTTCTTTAATTTGAAGGTCAATATCTTTCATATAACCCATTTTATTTAATCTCCTTAATTTCTATAACTTGATTGATATTAGATTTTTCTAATTGTTTATATAAGGCAACTAAGTTTTTTGCTTCTATTTCAATAATTTCTCTAACTTCTCTTTTGTTTTTTCCTTCTTTATAAATTATTCTATATTTAACCATATTAGCCTTCTGTTTCTTCTTCTTCACTTTCTACTAATTCAACAACCGTTCTACTTTTGACCTCGTAACCTCTTCTATTAGCTTCTTGATAGAGCAAGTCTAATTCATTTAAATCATTAATACCAAAGCAATGCTCCATTGCGCACTGTATCCCATTGATTTGATTTTCTATTTCTTGCTTAGTTAAATCTTTGATTTCTTTGCTCATTTTTGCTTTTCCTTTAGTTTATTTCGCCCCCCGCCTTAAAGAATAATCTGCGATATTCTAACCTAATTTTTGGGTTCTTATAGCTTTCAATAAACTCCCAAACCTTCTCATTGCCTACAGTTTTTATCTCATGTCGAATAGACGTTATCCAACTAGGTTCTAAAACATCTAGTTTAGGGTCTTGTATTTCGGCTTCTATAGGGGGTTGTATATCGCCTTTATCTGGCAACATTTGAGTTTTGCACATAAAACAAATAGTTTCATCTGGCAGTAAATTAGTAGTAGAAAGTATAATTCTATCAGTTCCACATTTCGGACAAGTAAATGTCATTGTATATACTCCTTTTTTAATTCTACTTAAAGTATAACACATTGGCAATAGGTTTACCAAATTTTATAGCTTTATTACTTTTAAAGTATTAGAGATTTTTCTATTTTTTTCTTGTAAATCTAAGAACCTTCTGATTTTAACTGCTCTATCAATGAGATTAACTGTTTCATTGGGTTTATTTAATAACCCTTCCCTTTTTAATTGTGTTTCGGCTAAACCAAAAATGTTCATATAGACCCCCCTTATATTTTAAACCCCTTTTTTTATTTTATAATAGCAATAATTATTTTATACTCTTTAATTTCTTCTTTACTATATCCTTCTTTTTCTCCTAACCTACTGCCTAACTTTAACCACCTACTTTTAGTCATAGTAATACAACCTATCTGTATATCTTTAC